GATCTGAGAGGGGGACTCATCAGTCGTGATCATATCCAAAAGATCGTCCATATCTAGTGTGTAATAGTATACTTATATTTATAGATTAGATTTCACCACCCTTAGGCAGTTCTGGTGCCTCAGTTGCAGATCCATCAACTTCGGGTTCCATTTGTGGTTGACCCAAATCCATGTTTGCACCAGTATCAAAAGGTTGACCTGTTGCAGGATCGATTGTTGCAGGATCAGGAATGATGCCTTTTGCGATTTCATCCTTGATTAACTTGTCTTGCTCAAGGATTTCAACATCAGTCTGACGTAAAATCTTACGACGAACATAATCCTGAGAATAATACTTACCAATATAAGGTTCTGCTGTTGCTGCAAGAGTCAGCCTCTCATTCATGAGTTCTGCTTCTTTCAGTTCAGAGAAGTGATTATCATAGAGGAAGTCATATTGGATATGCTCACTCATTCTCTCCCAATCTTCAGGAGTGCAAATATTCTTTAGAATCAGTTGAGTCTTTAACATGTCATTGAACATGTAAGAGAATCTCTTTCTCAAACGAGCAACAAACTTAGTGAACTTGAGTTCGTCTCTCAGGATTTCAGAAGATCTACCCAGATTAAATCCACCTTCTCCGTCCATTCTGCTTGGAGGTACGTTAAGGGACCTGTAAAGTTTCTTTTTAAAATATTCAATGTCTGTAATTTCTCCCAGGTTTTGTCCTCCTGGAAGAGTAGAAATTTCAGTTCCACGTCCTCCCTCTCTTCTAGGCAACCAGAAATCTTCCAGCATAGCCATGTGCTTTTTGTCATCACGGATTTCACCTGTGCTTGCGTTATAAACAAGTTTGTTGCGATAACGCATCATTACGTCACGCAGATATTGTTCTGCTTTTACCTTTGGAAGATTGCCGACATCAATATAAAAGATTCTGCGCTCTGGAGCGCGGGATAATCTGTAGATAACAAGCGAGTCCTCAATCATTCTAAGTTGATTAAGAGACTTGATTGCCTTATGAAGATATGAAAGTGTATTTCCTTTGTTGCGGTCTACCAGACCAGAAGAGCAATATGTAATAGCATCTTTTGCAATCTTAATACCCTGACTTGCACCAGTCATTTGTGGGTTGCCAGTTGGATAAACTGACTTAGGATTGTACATGAAATATTCTTCAATCTCAGGGAACTCATAGTCCATGGGATTGGAGTTAGCATTAGTCAGTCTTTGTGCCTGACTTAATCTATCTTCTTTATTTTTCTTTTGCTTACGAATATAACGCATCTTCATTGCGTCGATATATCGTAACTCCTGAATACCTTCATGAGGATTTTTCAGGTCAATGATTTTGTGATAGTAAAGTCTTCCATCTACATACCAGTTTCTGTAGATTTCGTGTGCTTTTTTATCAAAGTCGAGAAGATCTAAAATATACTTAAATTCTTTACGGATCTTTGTCTTGATACCATCGCTGGCGTTGAGATTAGAAAGTTCAATCTCAACAGGACTATCGTTACTATCAGAAACGATTGCCTCGTTTACAATATCTTCAATGGCACTATCCGCTTCTGGATGAAGTGCCATCTCACGATATCTTTTGATCAGTTCAAATTCAGTGCGATAAACGCCTTCAAGATCAACATACTGACCAAAAAAACCACTACTCATGTAGTGATCAACCCCATCCTCATTGTTGGGAGGAATGGGGGAGACCGCTCCAGGAGATAGTGGTTCATTGTCCTCAAGCGAGAACCCAAATAACTTGGTCATAATTTATATTTTTGGTTGATCTTATACTCTATTTATTAGTCGTCAGGACCGCCCGCTGCGTTCAGGTTGAAGGATTGAACCTGGAACTCAACGGTAAACTCTTCAATGGTGTCTGAAGAATCGTATGAAAGATCAATCTGAGAGATGTTAGTTGGGAACATATCGATGAACTCGTATTCAGCGAGAACAGCGTTTCTGTCACCATCAGCATTTTCGCTTCTTGGATTTGCACCTCTTCCAAGTTGGAATACGGTAGCATTTCTCATGTAAGCAGATGGGTTAGTAGCACCCAAGTTGTTACTCAGTTTTGCGATTCCATCCATCCATGCTTCCATAGCATTTCTGATTCTAAAATCTTCATCATTGATAATGGTGATAGTCCATGTATCAATGGTTCTGTCTCCAGCAACCTTAAAAATACGACCTCTGAAAGGGACATCGATTGGTGCGATGTTCGATGCAGGGAGTGCCGCAGCCTTACACATAAACTGGAAGGTTTCGGAAGGCCAGTCATCAACGAAGTCAGGCAGATCAGTCATTCTGACTTCAAACAAATTGGGGCGGGCACCGCCCCCAACAAGTCTAGACTTAAAGTCTGAGATTGTTCTATTTTCTCTGGTAGTTGCCATTGTTGTATCCTCCTGTGGTTATTTAGTAACTAATATCAAACTCTACCAGCTACTTCCTCGAAGCTGACGCCCGTGCGGGTGGCAACGAATGTGAGGGTGACGTAGTTGATGGACTTCGCAGGCTTCAGGAAGATGTCTGCCCTGAACTCATTATTATCGATAACATCAGGAGTGTTGTTTGAGGTGTCACAAACAACGAGGAATCCGTAGATGCCTCTCTTCGCCTGAACATCACGCAGGTATGGTTCAACAATGTTCTTGAAGTTTGCTCTTGTCAACTCATCATTGAGTTCAAAGAGTTGTGCTTCTGCTGCTCTCTGCAGTGCTTGCTCTACAGTGAGGAACAGGCGACGAACATTGATTCTATCAAATGCGGATGCATAACCAAGTGCGGTCTTATCACCGAAGAGTAAAGTTCCGAGTCCTGGTTGAGTAATAATCGAGTTGACTCTCTGAGGATACAGACGATCTCTTTGTGCTTTATTTGGGTTATATGCAAGTTTGACAGCGTTGTTGAGGATACCTCTTTGCTGACCTGCGGGCGAGAACCAAGGATAAGCAACAATCGAAGTTCTGGTCATAAGACCTGCAACGTCTCCGTTACAAGGTACATAACGGAACTTATTGTTGAATCTGTCGTACATGTACTTATAACCTGAGTCAAACACCGCGTAGGATGAAGACTGCAGTGAACTGAAGTAGTTCACCAGGTTATTAGTTTGTGTATCGGTGTTGGTTACATTGACAACGTTTCCTCTGTGAGCACCGATAGTAGCAACACAATCCTTTCTGCTGTTAGCAACAGAGATGATATAGTTTGCTTTTGCTTGTGATTCTGCCTCAGTTGTGCAACCAGGACCCATGATCAGGTAATCAACCTGAATCTCATCCTTGTTAGAGAACAGACCGTATGCAGTGATGGTTGGTCCCAACTCTGCCTTCATGCCACCGTAGGAAGAATAATCTTCTCCACCCTTCAGAGTGTAAGAAGTATTACCGATAGCAGCAAATGTGATGCCTTGTGCGTTCTGACCCCACAGACCATCTCCAGTGGAGATTGGGCTAAATGCAGTTGACTTGTCTCCAGAGTAAGTAGAGAATCCAGTTGCAACTGGATTTGTGCCATGATAGGCATCGATTGCGTTAGAGGGGTTACCTCCAGCATAGACATACTCGGAGAAGTCTGCGAGATAGTTCTCGTACCATGTCTTCTGAGGGGAGTTGACGCTTGATACCGCATCAAATGCCTTGGAAAGATGCAGGTGCTTCTCAAGAAGATTGCCTCTGATTCCAGTTACGGTTCCTTTGTCATCAACGATAACGACGTGTGCGCCGTCATTATGACCATCTCTCTCATCAACATAAACGTTTGTTGTTGGTCTCTGAGCGAGTTCCTTCCAGAAGATGGTTGTATTAGTCAGACCCAGAGTCTGCTGATCATACCAGTCTTCGACTGTTCTTGGTGTGTATGCAGTGTCTGCAGACAATCCAGTGTTAATACCAGCGTTGTTAACGAAGAACAACGGAGTTGAGGTAGAGAGCGATCTTGCTGCATTACCTTCAGCATATTCAATCTTAGATTCAGTTGTTCCAACACCAACAGTTTCTACCTGAGAAACAAGTTTGACTTCGATGGTGCTTTGACCACCAGTTGCGTCAGTGTTAACACCAGTGATGATTCCTTTCAGATAACCACTGAAAGAACTGGTTGTTCCGAGACCAGCGACAACTTGTCCAGAGAGGAGGGTAGTAACACCGAATCCGATTCTTGCACCAGCATTATTGAGGTCAGTGGTTGTGATACCAATGATTTGGTCTGACTTATCATCAATCCAGCAAACCTTCAGATCGTTTGCATAACGACCAGGGTTCTTAGCAGCATAGGTGAAGTTTGTCGCTTCACTATAGTTGTTGATGTAATCGTCGTAGTTCTTGATTTTAAGTGTGGTGGTGTTTGCGATTCCTACACCAGCGTTTGCAGTCTTAAGGTCATCGTCATCGACTCTGACTACTTTTAAGACTCCACCGTATGTGAGGTACGAAGATGCAGACATCCAGTACTCATATTGAGCGTCTGTAGAAAGCGGCTTACCAAAGGTCTTGATAAGTTCTTCTTCACTCGTGATGTCAATGGGGTCCTCAATGGGTCCAATCGAAAAAGGACCTGCAATAGCACCAATATTATCTAAGACATTATCAGCTCTTCCTACTGTTAAGTCAACCTCCCTTGTCAATACTCCAGGAGATAATTGAGGAGTTGCCATGTTGTTCTCCGTGATCTCAGTTTATCTGAAATTATTTAGAAATCGTAGCACTTTCAGTGGGGAAACATGGCGTGAACTACCAATCTGGATAGTCCCAATCCAGAAATGGAGTCTGTTTCTTTCTATTATCTATGATTCTTTTGATTGTACACTCTTTACATTCGTATGAATATGATGACGCAACCGCTCCACGACTTTTTCTTGTTCGATAAAATGAATCAACTAGATTTTTAGTTTCGCCACAGACACGACATTTTCTATCTTGAAGTAAAAGGTGACCTAGTTTAATCTGTCCATCAAAATCCATTAAGATAGATATTCCCACATGTATGATTTATCACCATATTCATCTGCCTTAAACCAACGATCACCATCATCATCAGTAAAACTTGCGTCACCTAAACCATCATCCATAAAACCAAATGGTGCCATGTCCTGCTCAATCTGATTTTTTTGTTCTTCATATAATCTCTTTCTAACGTCCTGATCTGTCAACTCTTTGAAGTAGTCCATTTGGACCAACCAAGCATAGATGACTAGACACATTGCCAGGTCATCGTTACACCCTTCTTCTGCCTCAAACGAGTTATGCTTTGAGATAAAAGTAGTCAACTCGGAAATAATCTCATAGTCAGTAAAGATTAGTTTGTTCTCTTCAATCAGTGTTTTGAGATTAAGTGATCCAACCTTTTTAACTGTCTTAGACATTTTGACACCAAGTTGCGTCTTCTTGCCTGAGAATCCTTGTCCAACAATCTGACCTGCTCTACCTCTCATGGAGCACATCAGTAAGTTTTGATATTCAAGATCATATTGAATGATACTCGCTACCTGATCTCCGATATCATTTACTTCACACAAAACAAATGCACTGTTATAGTTTTTTGCTACCTCATAGATGATATTAGGAAATAGCATCGGTTTGATATCATTATTCCGATACTTAGCAACAACCTTATGAGGAAACTCAGTGATATCGACGACAACAAACGCCGAATAATCTTCGCCTACACCACGGGCAACGTCAACCGTCATTACATAATCATGGTTCTCCTGTGGTGGTTCATATACATCCAATCCAGCATTTCTTTTGATTGGATTTTCATACACCAATGTGCGTAACTTACTTGGCGCAATAAGAGTGTCAACAGATCCAAGGAACTCACACTCAAACTCGACCTTGAACTGCGCTTCTGACGTGTTCTTGATCGTGGTTGCTTTCCACTTCTCGTCACGACCTGGAACTTCTGACCAGTGAACATCAGTCGGAACGTATTCATTATTTTGTCTTTCCGCATCATGCCACATACGGTAGAAATGGTTCATACCATGTGGCGTGGACACG